GCATAGGTGTTTGTTGCGACGTCGCAGTTTGAACGGTCGACGCGATGGTTGATTGCAGCAGCGGCGGAGCGCTCCCAAAACAAGTCGAGACGACTCTGTCCAGTGAGGCCTGACGCGTACGCGACGCCGGTGATGTTGCGTACCGATGATGACACTGATGCATCGACGACGGTCGACGCCTTTGCGACAGCGAAGCTCCCAAAAAAGCCGACGCACTTCACGCCCGCCGCCGAGTTGTAATACGCGACGTGAAACACCTCCTGCTGGCTCGCACGCTGCCCGCTCACGAGCGTGATGCACGTGTCGGGATCCTCCGTCACGATGGCAGTCGGAGCGGGCACACCGTCGCTCAACCCACCTACCGCGCCGGTGAGAAGCACGTAAGCAAGCTCAAGTTGATTGGATGCGTTGCGGTAGCCGACAACCATTCGCGATGAGCCGACGAGGCACACGTCAAAGTGTCTCGTCGAGGCGTTGATCGCGGCGCTGATAGTGCGCTCGTTTCCAAAGGCAGAGGGCGATGCGACGTCGAGACGCCTGCACACGAGGCGCGCGTTTACCGTGTCAAAGTAAAAGACAAAGTGATACTGGCCCACCGCAAAGCAGCGCGGGCGCACGCCGTTGGCGTTGAGCAAAACATCTTGGAGGATGCGAGCGCCAGACGTTTGGTCGACGACAACTGCACGTACACCGCCACGGGAGTCCTCCCATGCGTAGGTCGTTGTCGCATTGGAGTAGCACGCGTCGGGCGACGTCTGCTCGTATGAGTTGGTGACGACGTTTGCAGTCGAGACACTCGTTGTTGGACACGGTCCCTTGTTTGCCCACCGCTTAGAGTTCGCGCCATACGAGTAGAGTGAGCGGCGGTCGATGAGCAAGAGTTCGTCATTGAGCGTCGCGAGCTTGAGACCCGACGCGATGTCGGAACCTTGGAGCACTGACTTGCCGAGTGCCTCAAACCCAGAGCGTTTGCGTATTTCGCCAGTGCGCGTCATCGTCGCATTTTCCATCCGGAGGAGCGACGCGCTCATCGTTTTCGGATCGACTTTTGTATTGATACCAAGGCCGAGGACAACGGGGACGTTGACTTTGTTGAGGCTCATTTAGCACCCGCTACATTAAGTGGGATTGTCTGCCCGGATTGTTGCTCTAGCGACTTGCGCTGCGCGCTCACCCAGTCTGCACCGAGACGCACTGAGCAGTCGCGCCAGTGGGCGATCTCGCGCACACTGCCGTCGGCAAAAAAGAGCGCCATTTTGTCTTGCTCGGCGATGTAAACGTGACCGATGACAAAAAGAGACCGCCAAAACAATCGGCGGCGATAGGTAAATTTGTACTGCATTCTGTTGCCCTTTATCGTGACGGGGTGTCCACGTTGTAGAGAGCGACGTGCTCTCTATAAAAGGCGCGACGGTCCTTTCACTTGACGCGCATCACGTAGCGCGCAGAGATGTAGGACGGGCGAATGTCGAACGCCGCATCGGCGCCGACGGAAGTGGTGACGCCAGCATAGTCGGTCACAGCTCCTGTCAGACCCACTGAGCCTGTAGCGGATGGGCCGCCAGTGTTACTTACAAGGTTGCCACTGTTGTCGATTGGTCCGCCCGTGTAGTTGCGATTTACACCGGAGCCAACCGGAACCGGCAGCGGATTAGGTGCATAAGTGTATTGGAAAAGCGAGCCGCTAAACGTCGACGCTCCGAGTGAGGCGACCGTGCCCACGCCTGTGCCGCTCGTCGACCACGTCGAGAGAGACGAGTTGGGCGATGTGACTGAGTAGTCCGTCGTCACGTTGGCGTCGGTGCGAAACCGTGCGGTCCACTGGTGCGAGTGCGAATGGTCGTGCGTGTGTGCAGTCGACGCAAAGCTCGTCGTGCCGGTAAGCGCAAACGAGTTGCCGTGCCCGTGTCCCATGCCGTGGACGTGCGCGGGGATCTCTGCGCCCGACAGCGTCTTTGAGTTCGCGCCGCCTGCGGTGCCGCTCGTCACGTGACCCATCAAAAACACGTTGTTGTTGATGGTTGGAATCACTGCGCCATTCATCGGGCTGGTTGGGTCAACGATTGTCTGGCCAGCGCACTGCACAAAGCCATTAGCGTCGGCGGCCGTAGTCGCTACACACGCATACGCGCCGGTGAGGTGCGGCATCGTAGCGATAACGGCGCCAAGCGGCAGGATCCCACGGCCGGCCGTCGCGCCGGTAAACGTGACGGGTCCGCTGTGAGTCTCTGCTCCGCTGTGGTTTTCCGCGCCACTCACGATGTGCGCGCCGCTAAAGGTGAGGTCTTTTGTTACGACGGCAGGCAAGCCCACTTGATGCGACGTCCCACTTGCAGCGACTGTCACTTCGCCGGCTGTGCCGACGATCGTGCGAAACGTCGCTTGCCCTGTCGCATCGAACGTCAGGACCGTGTCCGCTCCAGGCGCAGCGAGCGGCAGCGTGATGGCGTAGGACGTCGTCGCGGACGCCGCCTTGATTGCGACAGACAGCGCGCCGTTAGCTTCGCTTGCGATGTTAATTGTGCCGGTAAACATCTGAGCCGCTTGGCCAGAGCCCTGTAAGAACGTAAAGGTCTTTGTCGTGCTGGAGTATGCGACGCTCGCAGCAACTCCAGGCTGGCCGTAGTCGCCGCCGATTGTGCCGACGGATGCGATGTTGATAGCGCCGCCGGTCGTCAGCTGCACGCCAGTGCCCGCCGAGTTCACCCACCACAGGTCGCCGTTGACGTTGACGATGCAGCCGAGGTCGGCAGGACCGTTGACGAGCGCGCCTTGCGATGCAAGCCTCGCGCTACGCAGCCCAGTCGCGTTGTTGTTGTTGAACGCGAGGTCGGCGATGATGTTCATTCCCGCGGGAGTAATCTTTACGCCGTTGCCTGACGAGTGGTCGTGCTCTGCTACGTCTGTCAGCGCAGTGTTGACGTCCGTTGCCCACTCTGGACCCGGCGTCGAGTCGACAGTTGGCAGATCTAAATTCATCGAGTTAGTGGCCATTGGCGCGTCTCCTTAGAAAACAATTAGTGTGGCTGTGATTGGCGCGGACGCCACAAGCATCAGTAGCTTTTTGGGTGCAATGGAAGTCGTCGTCGATCGCCACACATCAGCCGCCGCTGTCTTATCGACGAGCATCCATCCGAGAGGCTCGCGTCCGAGACCGTGGTCTACAGCGGTGGGCGATGTGCCTATGGCGACGTCTCTTAAGATGCGCGCGTCGAGCATAAACGCTTTTGTCAGTGGCTCGAGGACTTCAGCAATCGCGTCCTGAACACGCATCAAGTCGGCGTCGTTCGAGCGGATCTTTTTGAGCGGCTTTGCAGGCATTACAGCGACCACCAATCCAAGCGGCGTGAGCTGTCGACGACGACTTCGGGTCCGCCTGCGTCGACTTGTTTGCTCATGTCCTCGATGCGTTTAAGCAGTGCCTGCTTTTGCTTTTCGAGGGTCGTCGTGCTCGACTCCTCCTTTTGCAGTGCCTTTATCGCAGCGTCGACGACGATGTAATCGGCCCACCTATTGTGGTCATCAAACACATCTGCATCGAGTGTCAGCGCGGGCATGAGCGGGACGTAATGGACGCGGTAGGTGCCGTCGCATGCATCGGTGGGCGTGAGCTTAAGTGCGCCCGCCTGGACGCGGTATCGAATGCCAGAGCTGGTCATCGAGCCAGAGTTGTCGTTGCGCTCAGCAAACGAGTAAGGTGAGAGCGTCGTCCACTGTGCGGAGGAGCTATAGCGATCGACGCCGCGCAGTTTGTAAAAACTGGAAGGGAGCGCGATGGACGCCTCGCCGAGTGAGAGCGTCGCCTCCGCGGTTGTCTCTAAGTAGTAGTCTTGAAACGAGGAGACCAAGACGTCATACAGCTCGGCGGCGCTGTCGCGGACGTAGAGCGCAAACTCCTCGTCGGTCACAAACTCGCTACCGTCCATGTCCGCACGGCTACGTGCTCTCGCTTTGAGTTCGGCGAACGTCACTGTCATCTATTCATCTCCTACAAAAAAGGACCGGGCATGTGCCCAGCCCTGGAGGTGTGCGCGAAGCAACTGCGCTCAGCACATCGCAAAAAATGCTTCGAGGGCGACGGCGAGGGCGCGTGCGTCGCGTGACTGGATAGCCGAGATGACGTCATCCGCCGCTGCTTCCTTTCCTGCGTCGCCTTCGCCTTCACCTACTTCGGGCTCGTCTTTACTCACGGGCGCATCTGCTTCAGGCTTGTCTTTTTTCCCGATGCTACCGAGTATTTCTTTCAACATGTCAGCTTTGGGCTTAAACATCGGGATTCCTTTCTAGCTAAAAAAAGCCCACCTCAAGCGTGACGCTCAAAGCGGGCTAGGTGCATTACACGGCGGGCAGAATCACAACGCCGTTATGTCCAGGCGCGTTGCACCCGAGGTTTCCGCGGAACGCGAAGCGGCACTCGATGCCGTCGGCAGTTGGGCGACGCAGCCACATGTCGCCGTTATCCTGCACGATAGGACCGACGGCCTTGCCGGCGGTGCACAGCGTCCAAGACTTCAGGTCGATCATGTATGCGAGGTCGGCTGTGTGGTTCATGTCCGCCACAACCTTGATGCTGCCGCGAGCGCCGATGACTTCCAGCGCGCGGAAGCCGATCGTACCGACCTTCATGTCGATGTATTGCACCTTGGCACCGAGAGCTTTGACGAGCCGGCCGTACTGCTCGAATGACACGATTGCGAGTTCGGGTTTTCCGCCGACCTTGCCGCACTTGTATGCGCCGTCGATGAGTGCGTCCTCTATCGACTGAGCCGATCCGTCGTGACGCACGCCTGCGAGCTTGGTCGCATCAACCGTGCGGTCGACGCCGAACCAAGGAGCGGACGATGGTGCAGCGGAGGGCAGCCAGCCTGCGAGTCCAGAGATGCATGCAGTTGCGCCGCGAGTTCCTTCGAGAAACACGTAGTCGTTTGCAGCCATCGTCCCGGACACGCTGTAGCTGCCCGTGAGCGTGAGCGTACCGGCAGACACGTCGACGCCGGCGATGAGAAACGATGCAGCCGAGCCGTCGCTTGTGCGGGCAGATCCGCCGCTGAGCGCAGCGTAGACGACAAGCGTCTGTCCGACGGAGAAGTTGGTCGCGTCGCCCTTGTTTTTGAGCGTCACGACGAACGTGCCGGAAGCGTTGGCGGGAGCTGCGAGCAGTTGGCCGAGTTCGCCTGCGCCGCTGCGGAACAACTGCAGAGCGACCTGACGAGCGAGAGCGTTGTAAACAGAGTCGGCGGACGCAGTCACTGCGCTAACAAACGCGCCAGCGTCAGACTGAGCGAGTTCCACAGCGAGACCGTCAACGGTCGCGAGTGAGAATAACTGAACGTGCGTCAGGAGGAACGCGCGGAACGCGGGCGATGACGCAGCGGCTTGTGCCTGCGCAGTTGCAAACGAGCCAGACACGCCGCCGCCGTCGGAGATCTTGAGCGGGATAGGCATGTTTAGAGCGCGAAACTTTTCGTTTTTTGGAACCATCGCGAGGAAGGGATTGTCGGCGTATACGAGTTCCGCATACATCGAGTCGCTGTAATACTGTTTCATCGCGGGGGTCAGGGAGGCAAGGTCAAGAGCCATGATGTTGAGTCCTTTTGTTGTGTTTAGAGTTTAGCGAAAACGAATCATTGAGGCGGCTTTGTCAGCTGCCTGCTCTCGCGTCAGACGCTCGCTGGACGTCGTCGACGTGGGCGCTGCAGAGTGACGCGAGAGAGTAAACGGGGTCTTTGCCTGTGGCTCTGGCACAACTTCGGGACTAGCTTGATGCGCGGGATTTGCGCTTGAAAACTTCTTGGCGCTCATAATCTTTCTCGATTCTTTCTCGAGATAAGACTCAGTGAGAGCCAGTGCTTCTTCGATTGGCAGGATCTGTCCAGTTGCGGCGTGATGGTCTATCACTACAGAGTAGACGAGGTCTTGCTGTCCGAGTGAGTGGACAAGCTCAAATGCGTCGGACGCTGCGGCGACTTCTGCAATCTTGGATTTAAATCCGTCGATTTGCTGTTGCTGCTTCGTCGCCTTCGCTGCGTCGTCCTGCTCCTTCGCTTTCGCGGCGAGCTTTTCCTCGACGATCTGCTCGACGGATTTCTCAGGTGCTTCCTCTTGCAGGCTTGCGCCGTCAGTCAAGATAAACTCCGTGATCTCCTCGTACGTGAGACCCGCTGCCTCGAGCAGCTTGAGAGGATTAGACTTCGCCTCTGCCATCGCAGCTTGCAGGGGAGACAGAGTTGTCTCGCGCTCTTTAAGAGCGAGTTCTCTTTGCGTCACTTCACGTTGACGCTTCGCGAGTTCAGCAAACTTGGGACCGAGTTTCGGCGCTGGAGGATCGTCGGCTTTTACTTCGAGAGTCGCAGGCGGCGTCACAACAGGCGGAGCAGCAAAGACGTCGGACGTAACAGTGGGCGAAAACGTCTCTACTCTGATAGCGGGCGCAGCCGATGAGGCAGGCGCGGGAACGGAGGTCATCACGATGTCGCTCATGTGTTTGTCTCACTCTCTATAAG